GTATTTTATGGACTGAAGACCTAATAGAATACGGCGACATAGCGAAGACGTATAGCTTTGATACTGAGGCTGAGTTGAAAGCATTCATGCTAGCTGTCCATGTGATGGATGGATATTTTGGATGCCCTTATCAGATCGTTGAGGAAGGTTATATTTATCGGGATGAAGAGGAAAACGCATGATGATTGAACGGCTAGATATCACAGACAAAAAAGACTTGATCGCAGTGTTAGCGGGTGAAGTGCTCGATGCTCTTTACTGGGGTACAGTCACAGCACCAGAGGATCTTTATGAGTGTGGCACATGCTGCACAACTTACACAGAGGAAGGGCAGGATCGCTTCAATGCCCTGCATGACCTGATCGAAACAACAATCAATTCATATATTGTGGACGAGGATGTAGAACAATGAACACACAAGAAGCAATCATGATTATTGAGGGTGTAGAGCCTGAGCAATATGAGGGCCACATCACAGACGCATGGCAGCACCTTATTGACACAGCTATCGTATGGCAGTTACAAGGGTGGTACGGTAGGACAGCAACACGCTTAATAGAGGGGGGCATTTGTAATGCACCAGAGTGGGCCAATGAACAGTTTACGCACTAGGCAAAGACAGTTAGAGGTAGTGAGAGCAGCAAAGGCTAAAGCTTTTGTTGACCACTACAAGATGTCGCATGGATGTAGTCGTTGTGGGTATGCTGAACACCCTACAGCATTACACCTAAATCATATAAACCCTGACACTAAAACAAAAAGCGTATCAGAACTTGTAAAGAAAGGTGTTATGATAAACATTCGTGCAGAGATAGAGAAGTGCGAAGTGCTTTGCGCAAACTGTCATGCCATACATACATACGCTAACAGACATCATATAGAGGATTGAAAATGAGTGAACGTAACATAGGAGATAACATATCATGTCTAAGTACACAGTAACAAAGAAAACAGACGCAGACCTAGCAGGTGTAGCAGGACGTTTAGTAATGCACTTTGTAGATGGGTCTAGTCTTGAAGTATCACTTGATGAAGTTAAACCTATATTGAAGGAACAGAACAATGCCTAACTGGTGTATGAATAACGCAACAATCACTGGCCCTATCGAAAAGCTTAACGCTATCGTTGAGGGTATCAAGCAAGACAAGATGCTAGAGACTATGGTTCCTATTGGTGAGTGGGACTATATGACAGCCGTAGATAACTGGGGTACTAAGCGGGATCTACAGGGTGTTGACTGGGATTTAGACGAAGCTAAACAAACGCTATCGCTTAACTTTGATAGCGCATGGAGTCCACCCACTATAGCCTATGAAAACTATACAGATGTCAATGATGACGTACACATCGAAGCATCATACTATGAGTCAGGCATGTGCTTTGTTGGTGAGTATGACAGTGGTTTAGGCATAGATATAAGTTTTGAGATAGACTTTGAGTACGAGGATTGGGCTGACGACATCCCGCAACACTTGATTGACACTTGGGGTCTTGATGTTGAATATGAAAACTGGAAAGAGTGGCAAGAGGATGACGACGATGAAGAATAACTATAGCTTTAACACACAACACCTGATGCCTTCACAGTGGTATCACAACAAGCTTATGCAAGAGATTGACGAAGCGTATTGGATAGGCAATGAAGACGAAGCTAATGTGCTAGAACTAAAGGCAGATGATGTTAAACAGTACATTAAGGAAGGAAAAACATGGTATCCTCAATTCTAACAATGGCATTGCCAAGCTTTTTAATTTTGGTGTATGTAGTAGGTCTTATATATGCTATTGCACACTCCTATATAGAATTGAGTGATCACTATGATAGTAGTAAAGATGGATGATCCACATGATGACTGTACTCACTGGGTTGGCAACCTACCTGTTAAGAATACTGACAGCACTAAGCGTACTACTTAATGTAATACTAGGGGGCTGCTTAAACCAAACATTCTCAGCTAGAAACTGGGAGAGAAAACGTAAAGGTAAGACTAATTTAGTATGGCTAATTGACGCTATACTAGGTAAGGATCACTGCGTTATGTCTTGGACATACTGGAAAACAAGGAGAGACTGGTAATGAACATTCCCAAGAGCAATGCTAAAGTGTCGCAGATCATAGAGTTTTACATGAACTCTGAATCTTTTAGGCGGCTAAAGAATACGACACAGCGTGACTATGCGATCCACTTAGTCGCAGTGATGAATACACCTGTAGAGGGCAAAGATCTTGGGGAGTATCGTTGCAATAAACTTAAAGTCCGACATGTGACACAGGCATACGAGCATTGGCTTACAGTAGGTGTACGCACTGCAAACTACCGCAAGGCTGTGTTGTCCACTGCATGGAAAAACGCTCTGCGCTTTGATGTTGTGGTGACCAATCCTATCAGCCCTGTTAAAACTCTATCGTCAGAACCACGGCGTGTAGTGTGGGAGCGTGATCAGATTGTGACATTTCTCAATGCTGCATACAGCGACTTCAATTTCCGTAGTATAGGTCTTATTGTGCATATGGCATACGACTGGGGGCAACGGGTTGGAGATATGCGTACCCTTACATGGGATTCGTTAGACTTAGATGGTTGCCAACTAGACCTGACACAGAGCAAGCGTAATGCAGAGGTTCACTTACCAATCTCTCAAGACCTTTGCCAGATGTTACAGCAACAGAAAGAGACTTTTGGTTTTCAGAAGTATGTAGCACCTAAGCCTACACCAGTAGCAGGTGCATATGTGCCATACCCTAAAGAGCAAATATATATGTACATCAATAGGGTACTAGACGAAGCTAAACTACCACGTAAACTTACAGCTATGGATCTTCGTCGCACAGCAGTGAAAGAAATGATGGAAGGTGGCGCAGATCTCTTGACAGCTATCCAGGTTACAGGGCATAAGAACATTGCATCACTTAAAAACTATCAAGTGAATACATTGAGTGGTGCAACCAAAGCATTAGCTGCGAGGAAGAGAAATGAGTAACTGGTACAAACAGAAAGAGTTTGCGTCTGATGTAGCATCACAGGGCAGTTGGAGGGGTGACTGTCCGTTCTGTGGTGGTAGGAAAACATTCAGTGCTACTATGGACACAGGCACACTTAAATGGAATTGCTACAAGCTTGGCTGTGATGTTGGTGGTGTGTATGACGAGGCTATGACTGCAAGGGAAGTTATGAAACTGTTACGCCCAGCGCAAGATGCACCACATAAAGAGCCTGAGACAATGGAGATACCTGCTCAGATTGTATATCCTAGCACAGAGCATACACTACACAATACCTTTGTAAATCGGTGGGGTGTACAAGGATATACGATGTATGACGTACAGCAAGAACGTGTGGTATTCCCTATCTACTACAAGGGCCGTATCATTGATGCTGTAGGCCGTGCAGTAGGCGAACGTAAGCACCCTAAATGGTATCGCTACACTGGTGTTGCTAATTGGTATGTCAGTGGGATGGGAGACAAGGTTGTCTTGGTAGAGGACGTTATATCTGCTATTAAAGTGAACAAGTTTTTACCTGACATTGTAGGTATGGCCATTCTAGGTACATCTCTGTCACCTAAACATATGGAAAAAATAGCAGAGTTTGATAAGATTATTATTGCTCTAGATCCAGATGCTATGGGTAAAACAATAGAATACCGCAGAGAAATAGAACTCTGGACAGGTATAAAGACACATGCTATATATTTACATGACGACATCAAGTATGGTGTACCAGAAGATATAGATAAACTAAAGGAACTACTATTATGATTACAGCAACATACATTGACCACATGGGTACTGACCTATCTGTAGTGAACGCAGCACGGGTGTCCTTTGGTAAGAAGAGTGAGTACATTTACTCTGGGGTTGATACTAATGGCCCACTAGAGAAAGCGTTACATCAACGTGACGTGAAGCTGATCAAGTATCTAGCCAAACACAAACACATCAGCCCATTCGGTCATGCCTTTGCATCGTTTCACGTCAAGGCACCCATCTTTGTAGCACGTCAACTTGTGAAGCATTCCTATCTCAGATGGAACGAAATATCGAGGCGATACGTGGATGATGAACCTGAGTTTTATATGCCTAGATCTTGGCGTGGACGTAGTGAGGATAAGAAGCAAGGTAGTAGTGGCGAGTGGTATGATGAAGATACAGATATATCGGTTGGTTATTGCTATACAGCTTGTCTTGATACCTATAAAGAGTTGCTTGAGAATGGTGTAGCCCCTGAGCAAGCACGGATGGTACTGCCACAGTCCACCATGACCGAGTGGCACTGGTCAGGTAGCCTCGATGCCTTTGCTTCGATGTGTCACCTACGTTGTAAGCCTGACACACAGTACGAGTCACGTCTTGTAGCTAACCAGATCAGCGCAGAGATGGCTAGGTTATTCCCTGTGTCTTGGGAATCACTGATGGAGAAGAATGATGAATAAGGACGTAGGTATGATTGGTGTCGAAACCATTGAAGAACATGAAGATGGTAGTGCAGACTATCAGTTTCACATGGACGCACATGCCCGTGGCTTACTGGCAGAGGAAGGCTTGAGGTTGGTACTCTACTGCGCCGCAGCCAAGCTAGACATAGGCTTAGTGTATGACTTTATCGCAGACCACATGGAGTATAACAAAGATGAAGTACGCAGTGATGATTGACATAGAGTTAGGTCACTCAGATTATGTCAGGGAGAACTCTAAAGTATTCACTGACCAAACACCTGTTCAACTCTACGATACCAAAGAGGAAGCACAGGCAGAGGCTAACACATGGAACACAGGGCGAGTAGTGGAGTGGCACGATGGACATAGATAATTACAATAAGGCAATAGCTTGGTTGAACCCTGATAAATATGAGAAGACTAAGACATCAACAAAGCCTAAACGAATAGGTCAGGTGTTCTATCTTAGAAATGGCAATAGACCAGCTGTAATTACTAGCAAAGTAACTAAGGCAGACGACTTCACTAACACAGGAAAGATAAGAAGTAAAACTAGATGGCATTATACTTATCTTAAAGGCGCTGAGTGGAATATACTAAAAGGTGGTTACTTTGGTAGAGATCTTGACTTCGCAGATATGGTAGAAGCAAAATATATAGGAGATAAAGATGGCTAAGATCCCAGAAGGGCGTAAGCCCATACCAGATGAGTGGTTTGTAGACAGAGCAAAGAAAGTTATACGTGATATGACACCAGAGGAACGACAACGTGCCAAGGAACGTGAGAAGCTTAACAAGCAGGATGACGACTGGGACAACTGGACAGACGGAGATATAACATAATGTTTACTGTAGAGTTTGAAAAAGATTCGACTGTTATTACAACACTAGATCAGAAGGATAAGTACCAAGACGTTGAGGTTATCTTAGCAGATGATGGTTCTGTGTATCTGCGACAGTATGAGGAAGCCCTTAATGAATACCAAGTGATATACATGTCATACCAACAGCTACTTGACATCTTTGCATCAATGCAACAAACAGAGGGTGCTTACTACACCCTACAAAGGAAATAATATGATTAACTTTTTTAGTGGTGTAATGTTTATGTATGTGCTAGGGTTGCCTCTTCTATTACACATTAGTGAACCTATAGACGAGGACAATGACCCTAATGCACATTACAGGTTTGCCCTTATGTGGCCGCTTGTAGCACTAGAAGTTATATACCACATGATTCGAGGAGAGAGAGATGATGATGGAGCTGGCACTAATTAAAACACTACTTAACCGTAACTTCTACGATCAACACAAGGGCATTCGTTGCCCTGACAAGATCTTTACAAAGGATGTTCGTAAGATCAAACAAGCTCTTGATGTTGCTATGGAAGCATATGAGGGTGACCTTACAGTACAGGATCTACACGCTGCATTCACTGCAACCAATCAAAGCATGACTACTGCAACCAAGACAGCCTATGACGATCTGTTTAATCGCATTACAAAGGCAGACCCTATCAAGCCAGAGATTGCAGAAGACGTACTAAGCAAGATGTTTCAGCAGCACGTAGGAGACTGTGTTGCTAACCTTGGCTTTGACTTTGTTAATGGTTCAGTGAACAGCCTTGAGCCACTGCGTCGCTTACTAGAGGATTACAAGGATGACTTTACTCCTAACCTACGTGTTGACTGGAATGACATTAGCATTGACACACTACTTGCTGCCAACGATCTTGAAACGCAGTGGAAGTTTAACCTTCCAAGTCTACGTAGGAAGGTGGAAGGCGTTAGCGGTGGTCATCTTCTGTTGGTTGGCGCTCGTCCAAATACTGGTAAGACTTCTTTCCATGCCTCTCTTATAGCAGGGCCAGATGGTTGGGCTAGACAAGGTGCAAAGTGTATTGTCCTGTGTAACGAGGAAAGCTATGAACGTGTTGGCGCACGTTATCTAAGTGCAGCTACGCTTATGTCTATGGATGAAGTACGTCAGAACATTGCTCTAGCAAAATCCCGCTATGAACCTGTCCGTCAGAATATCCGTATCAAGGATAGCACGAATAAGGATATGCAGTGGGTTGAGGCTGTTGTGAAGAATGAGAAGCCTGACATCGTTGTGTTGGATATGGGCGACAAGTTTGCTACAAAGAACAGTGACAAGTCTGATGTGTACCTCAAGGATGCAACCATTCATGCACGTAACATCGCCAAGCAATACAAGTGCTGTGTTATCTGGATGTCTCAGCTGTCTGCTGTAGCAGAGGGTAAGGTGTTTGTAGATCAGTCAATGATGGAAGGATCTAAGACAGGTAAAGCTGCAGAGGCTGACTTGATGATCCTTATCTCTAAGAACCCTTTAGTAGAGGGTGCAGAAGAGGCAGACACACAGCGACACTTGAACATTGCTAAGAATAAACTTAAGGGTGGTTATCATGGTGTTATTCACTGTGAGTTAGATGGTTCACGGAGCTTGTATTCAGCATGACACATATAGTTTATCTTGAGGAACACAACAAAGCAGTGTATAAGCATTTAAGCTACACAAACGAAACAAAGGGTGTTATCGGCCCACTAATCCGTAAGGCTATAGAGGATGGCTTGATGGATAGGGATGACACTGTTGTAGTTATGCGAGGTTCACAACAGGTATTTGAACCATGTAACGCATACATTTGGGCAGATTATGATATTAAAGAAGGGTCAGGCGGCTTGCGACGAGTAAAGTACAAACCCTTTGAAATGTAGGAGAGAGATATGCGATTAGTATTGGACGTAGAAAACAGTGTTACATGGCGAGATGGTGTTACCTTCAATGACCCATTCGAACCATCAAATTCACTGACCCAGGTTGGTATGGTTAATGTAGATAATAAAGAGGAGTTATCTATAGTCAATCTAGACCACGTAGAATATAAGGATACTTCTGGCGCTGGGCGTAACCTTATCCAAAGCGTCCTTAGTGAAACAACATTGCTAATCATGCATAGCGCAACACACGATCTTTCATGGCTGTGGGCTTGTGGATACAAATACGATGGGCTGATATATGACACGATGCTTGCAGAGTACATCTTAGCACGAGGACAGACAGTAGAGTTAAATCTTGCTGCCACTGCAGAGCGTCGTGGATTAGCAGAACAAAAGGGTGATTACTTAAAGGAATGTCTAAAGGCAGGTATCAATACAAACGAAACGGATCTAGCAAAGCTTAGTATGTATCTAAAGGGTGACCTGCTAACCACTAGAGAATTGTTTCTTGCACAGGAGGAGGACTTCAATAAACAGGAATCACTATCTCTTAAAACTATTAGGGATGTTACATTCGAAACGTGTAAGACATTAACACACCTTCGGATGTCTGGAATTAAGGTTGATCTTGATGCACTAGAACAGGTACGTAAAGACTTTGAGAAGGAGAAAGCAGACATAGAGGATCGCCTACAGCGTAAGGTGCGTGAGATTATGGGTGATACGCCTATTAACCTAAACTCACCAGAGCAGATGTCACAGGTTATATTCTCTGTATCCATAAACAATAAAAAGGAATGGGTTAACCTCTTCGAGTTTGTAAATACACCACAGGAATTTAAGGCGGCAGTAAAAGCTAACTCGACTCCTGTGTATCGTACTAAGGCATCAACTTGCCCAACATGTACGGGCAGTGGAAAGGTATACAAAGTTAAAAAGGATGGTACACCATACAGGAAACCTAATAAGTGCGTAGACTGTGATGCACGAGGGTTTCAACTAAAGAGTTCACCTCAGATTGCTGGTCTACGGTTTTCTGCACCAAATAAGAACTGGGTAAGTGCCAATGGTTTCAGCACTAGCAAAACAAATATCGACGCTCTTGTTGCTACTGCTAAGAACAACAACATGGCTGATGCTGTGGATTTCCTCGGTGACCTTAAACGTCTTAATGCTGTGTCTAGTTATCTTAGCAGTTTTGTTGACGGTATTAGCACTTACACAAAACGAGATACAGGCTTGTTACACGTCAGTCTTACCCAACACATTACCAGTACAGGGCGGTTCTCTGGACGAAACCCTAACATGCAAAACATGCCAAGAGGTGGTACATTCCCAGTGAAGCGTGTGTTTGTATCACGTTGGGATGGCGGTAAGATTATGGAAGCAGACTTTGCTCAGCTAGAGTTTCGTGTTGCTGCCTTCTTAGCGCAGGATGATGTGGCAATGAAAGAGATTGCAACAGGGTTTGACGTACACAGCTATACAGCCAAGGTTATATCTGATGCAGGACAGCCTACGTCACGTCAGGATGCAAAGGCTCACACCTTCGCTCCACTGTTTGGTGCAACAGGTTATGGCAGATCTAAAGCTGAACAGGCGTACTACGAACACTTCACAGAGAAGTACAAGGGTGTAGCTAACTGGCATAAAAACCTGGCTGATGAAGCTATACGGTTCAACAAAATAACTAACGTGTCAGGGCGGCAGTATGCTTTCCCTAATGTGACACGACGGTCAAATGGTAGTGTGACACACTTCACCATGATTAAAAACTATCCAGTACAGGGTTTTGCCACTGGTGATGTGGTTCCTGTAGTTTTAAACGAAATGCATAAACGTCTTAAGTCTATGCAGTCATGCCTAGTAAATACAGTTCACGATTCAATGGTTATTGATATACACCCAGATGAAGAGCAAGTGGTGATCGACATGGTGAACAATATGAACAATGGCTTGGCTGACCTAGTGGCATCTGTGTATGGAGTACAGATGAATGTACCCCTATTATTAGAAGCTAAAATAGGTCCAAATTGGCTTGACACAAAAGATGTTTAGTGTATAACTAAGCTCTCTTTATCTCTATTGAAAGGAATAGAAATGAGTACAGAACTAGCAATCGCAGCAGAACGTGGCCAGTCATTGGCAGAATTGATGGGGGTATCTATTAATACAGAATCTTACCCATCTATCGCACGACTTAGCATACTGCAACAACCCATTATGGGTGAGGTAGAGTTTAACGGTAAGAAGATTAAAACAGAGGTTATATCTGTTGGTGCATTCACTATTACACAGAGTGAGAATAAGGCATACTCTACAACCGCATCTATCCGTATCTTCGCCCAGCGCCAACAATGGCAACGTTGGAATGATTCAACTAATGAGATGGAGAAGACAGTACAGTCCACCTCTATTAACAACGACTTGAAGGATAGCATTGGTGGCTTTAACCTTGGCAGACCGTCTGGTTATATTGAAGACTTTAATGCACTACCAGAGTCTACAAAGGCTATCATCCGTAGCGTTAAGCGTGTGACTGTCTACTACGGTACAGTAACTCTTAATAACCCAGTTGATGAAAAGGGTGAACCACTAGATGCATCTAACTACAAAGACATTCCCTTTGTAATGGATGTTAAGAACCGTGACTCCTTGAAAAACATTAACGCTGCTCTTAACAAGCTTAAAAAGCAATCGCTACTTCCTATCATGGCAAATATTAATCTTACCAGTGTCGAAGGTGTACTCCCTACTGGAAATAAGTATGCTACGATTGAGGCATCTGTAGGTCAGAAGCTAGACATTCAAGATAGTGATAACGATATGCTTAAGGATTTCCTAGAGCTTATTGAGTACAGCAATGGTAAGATCTTGGACTTGCACAATCAGCGCAATGATAAGAGCCTTACCAGAGAGGATGCTGCAATCGTGGACGACATCCTTAACAACGACTTTATTGAAGTGGACTAAATATGAATCATCATGCAGAATTAGCTGTCTTCAATTTCTTGCAGAAAGCTATGGCAGGTGAGACTACTATGGACAAGGAGGTGGCTGATAAAGTCGCCTCCGATGTTCGGGATGCTTTGTACAAGCAGTTTGATAGTGGTCCACGTGACGAGTTTCGCTTACGTATGTCTAACATTGGTAAGCCTAAGTGTCAGCTGTGGTTTGAAAAGAATGACCCAGAAGATAGGACACCCTTCCCTCCACACTTCCTAATAAATATGATCCTTGGCGATATTGTTGAAGCAGTATTTAAAGGATTACTACGTGCAGCAGGTATTAACTTTAAAGATAACGACAAGGTAGTACTCAAGTTACCAAACGGTCAAGAGATCAAAGGTGAGTACGACATGGAGTTAGACGGTAAGATCGACGACGTTAAGTCAGCTTCACCCTGGTCTTATCAGAATAAGTTTGCGTCCTTTGACACACTAGCACAAGGGGACAGTTTCGGCTACGTCTCACAGCTAGTTGGTTATGCAGAAGGTGCAGGTAAAGAAGTAGGCGGTTGGTGGGTAATCAACAAAGCTAACGGAGAGTTTAAGTACGTAGACGCATCAGGAGTAGACAAAGCTTCTGTGCTACAAGAGATCCAAAACCTTGTTGACTATATCGAAAATGACGAACCCTTCGAGCGTTGCTTTGAGCCAGTGCCAGAGACGTATTACAAAAAACCTACAGGTAATATAATCTTGCCTACTGGATGTAAGTTTTGTAGTTACAAACACAAGTGTCACCCGACACTACAAAGCTTGCCTTCACGCGCATCTAAAGCAATAAACCCACCAGAAGTGGATTATGTATTTATTGGAGATGAAAATGCCTAAACTAACAATCGACAACAAAGACTATTACACAGACGACTTCAGTAAAGAGCAGATGTCTGCGTATAATGAGATGACATCAGCACGTTCAGAGATGCAGCGTATGGATTACTTGATGCGTCTATTAGATGAACGTACTAAGGCTCTTGCAAGCTTTATTATTACGGAAGCAAATAAACAAGAAGAACCAGATGAAACGAAAACATCTGAGTAAAACATATCGTAGTGGCCTCGAAGAAGAGGCTGCTGCATACCTAAAGTCTAGGCAGAAGAAGGTAGAGTACGAAAAGCTAAAGATCGAATGGGAAGATTTAAAGTATCGTACATACACCCCCGACTTTGAATTAGACAACGGTATCATCATAGAAACGAAGGGCATCTTTTCTGCAGCAGATAGGCGTAAGCATATTGAAATACAGAAACAGCACCCTACATTAGATATACGCTTTGTATTTAGTAACGCTAATGCCAAGCTATATAAGGGTGCTACATCTCGTTACTGCGATTGGTGTGATCAGAAGGGGTTTAAGTGGGCGCACCGTGTAATACCAGAAGAATGGCTACTAGAGAGTGGTAGTCGAATGAAAGATCAACGAGTAAAGGTTAAACGTAGATGAAAAAAGGTTATACACTAAGCACAGACGAGGTAGCCATTGTCATTAGACCTAAATATATTAAGGACAACACTGTTGGTGTAGATGTAGGTCTTGTGATTGGTAAGGATGTAGGTAAGGATGTAGCGATTGGACATGTTGCTGTAGTGTCTGCAATAAATATGGCTGCATCCATAGCTTATTTAGATGCATACCCAGACTTTGAGGAAGAACTCTCATACTTTCGTGAGGAAATACTAAAAGAGATGTATCCAGACTTCTATGCAGAAGCTTTAGCAGAAGTAGAGCAGAAAGAAGGTTATTCCAAAGAGGGTAACGTCATCAAGTTAAACGTATGGACAAAGACAGAGGGGAACGCATGACAGACGCGGTAAATAACCCAGTACACTATAATCATGGAAACATAGAGTGTATTGACGCTATTGAGGCTATGACAGAGAATATGTCTGGTTCTATTGCACCACATGCAGCCAATGTACTAAAGTATATGTGGCGGTGTGAATACAAGAACGGTCTAGAGGATATTGATAAAGCTATCTGGTATCTAAACAGGCTGCGTAAACGATGGGTGGAAACGCATAAATGAAGAAGTTTTATGTATCATTTCTAATTACTGTCGATGATGACAACAATATATTATCTTCTTATGACAGCAATCATGAAGAGGATATATATGATCTGATTACTAATGTTATGTATGACGTAGACGACATCGAAATAGAAAACTTAAACGTTAAGGAACGATAATGATTAGCAGTAAAGACTTGGAGAGCTTTGGATACTACGAGATGTTTCCAGAGTATGAGGGTAAGGACTGGACGGAGATCTACTCAGATTGGGTAGAGAAAAAGATCCTAACAAGTGGGAATGACCGTCTCTATGAAAATACACTTGGCCTTGTAGGTGAGGCAGGTGAAGTGGCAGAGAAGATGAAGAAGCTTGTACGTGACAGCAGCCGCTTTACAAATGAAGAGATTATGAAAGAACTAGGAGACGTTGTGTTCTACGCTACAGCCCTAGCAAACATTTACGGTAAAGGTCTACGTGAAGTAATTGACCTTAATATGAAGAAACTAGATGATCGCCAGAAACGTGGCAAACTACAAGGAAGCGGGGACAACCGATGAGCAACTATCTACCAACAGACTACCAAGCATTTATTCACACATCACGTTATGCACGATGGCTAGAGGACGAAGGGAGGCGAGAAAGCTGGAGCGAAACAGTATCACGTTACATGGATAACTTGGTTCATGATAAGGTTGATGCAGAAACAGCTGATGCTATTGAGACTGCTATTCTCAACCTAGAGGTTATGCCTTCTATGCGAGCTATGATGACAGCTGGCCCAGCACTTGAGCGTGACAACACTGCAGGGTATAACTGTTCTTATCTACCTGTAGATGACCCCAAGAGTTTCGACGAGGCCATGTTCATTCTGTTGTGTGGTACTGGTGTTGGCTTCTCTGTTGAACGTCAGTTCGTGACTAAGCTGCCAGAAGTACCACAACTGTTCCAGAGTGATACCACAATCGTCGTGAAGGACAGCAAAGAAGGTTGGGCTAAAGCTCTGCGTCAAGTGATCGCACTCCTCTATAGTGGTGAGATCCCTAAGTGGGACGTTAGCAAAGTTCGTCCTGCAGGTGCAAGACTAAAGACGTTTGGTGGACGTGCCTCTGGTCCTGCCCCTCTGGTGGACTTGTTTAACTTTGTTGTATCTAAGTTCAAAGAAGCACAGGGACGTAAGCTATCTTCTATCGAGGCACATGACATCATGTGTAAGATCGGTGAGGTTGTAGTAGTTGGTGGTGTACGTCGATCAGCTATGATCTCTTTGTCTAACCTGAGTGATGACCGTATGCGTCATGCTAAGTCAGGTGAATGGTGGGATGAACCCAATAAGAACATCTACCGTTTTGGTTACCGTGCTCTAGCTAATAACTCTGTAGCTTACACGGAAAAGCCTGATGCTGTTTCATTCATGCGTGAGTGGATGGCATTGGTTGAGTCTGGGTCAGGTGAACGTGGTATCTTTAACCGCCAAGCCAGTAAGAAACAGGCTGCAAAGAATGGGCGACGTGATACAGACTACGAGTTCGGCACTAACCCTTGCTCAGAAATCATCCTACGTCCATATCAGTTCTGTAACCTGACAGAGTGTGTAGTACGTGCTACAGATACCCTAGAAGATTTAGAACGTAAGGTTCGTCTTGCTACAATCTTAGGGACTATTCAGTCTACGTATACTAAGTTCCCTTACCTTCGTAAGATCTGGCAGAAGAACACAGAAGAAGAACGTCTGTTGGGTGTAAGCCTTACAGGTATTATGGACAACCCTCTCATGACCACAAAGAACCAAGGTCTAGAGAAAACATTGGAGCACTTAAAGAATGTTGCTATTAGTACTAATGCTGAATGGAGCCAGCACCTTGGTATCCCTGTTGCTGCTGCTATCACTTGTGTCAAACCTAGTGGCACTGTCTCCCAACTTGTTGATTCTGCTAGTGGGATACATGCTCGTCACAGCCCTTATTACATTCGTACTGTCCGTGGTGACAACAAAGACCCACTGACACAGTTCATGAAGGATCAGGGTATTCCATCTGAGCCATGTTTCAGGAAACCAAATACAACTACAGTCTTCTCATTCCCTATGAAGTCTCCTGATAATGCTGTAGTAACTGAAGACCTATCAGCCATTGACCAGTTGAAGATGTGGTTGGCTTATCAGCGTCACTGGTGTGAACACAAACCATCTGTGACTATCAACGTCAAGTCTAATGAGTGGTTCGAGGTAGGTGCATTTGTGTATGAACACTTTGATGAGATGTCAGGTGTATCTTTCTTGCCCTACAATGAGCATACATATCAGCAAGCACCTTACCAAGAGTGTAGCAAGTCAGATTATGAAACCTTGTTAGCTGTTATGCCAAAAGCTATTGACTGGGCTAAGCTAAAGGAGTATGAAGTAGAGGACAATACTTCTGGTAGTCAAACACTAGCTTGCTCTGGTGACTCATGCGAAATCGTAGACCTAACGTAGGGTCTGTTCC